GAATGGTTATTAGATGTTTTAAAAACACATTGGAAAGCTGAGCGTGCCCTTAGAGCTTTAAGTTTAGGGCATGATATGTCAAGCAAGATGCGAGAAATTGGAGAACTTAAAGAAGAACCGGAAGAGAAAGATTCTGCACCTCATCGAAATAAATACGCTGTTAATCGGCTTACAAAAGTGGATGAAGGAGTGCCAGATTTTGCACGTATAAATGCTTCTCGTTTAGCCCAAAAGCAAAAACAGAAGAAATTGGCGCGTTTAGAACTTACGGAAAAACGTATTAATATCTCAAATAGAAGAAATTCCCCGAGAGAGTTTTTTGGTGATGCATTAGCTCCCAGAAAACAACGTAATTCCAAAACTTCCAGTTCAGTCCCTATTGATTTGGATAATATACACTGGTGTTCATATCATCCAAGAGAATATGAAGGAGAAGACAGAGAAATGATTTGTGAGTATCCTGATTGTCCTTATGGACCAGTGAGAGAAGAAAAAGAGGATTTGTATCCTTATGATCCAGTACCTGATGAGATTATTCGTCCACGAGAAAAGATTGTACGTTCTTCTATTGAATCTGGAGAGGGACTAAAAATTCACAAAACCATCACTTTCAATGATACGGCGATGTATGTTGCCGGTGAGAGTAATGCCAAGTATGTTTTCTTGTTGAAACTTAACGAAGAAAAAGTTCGTATGAAGTTGTCGACTGCTATTACTAAATGGCCTCAAATGAAAGCTAGGATGGAAGCACGATTAAGGAAAGTTTGTCCTGAATTGGTAGTGGAAATTATCACGGAATCAGGTGTAGAAGAGGAGTATGATTCTTCTTGGAATGATGAGTGGCCTTGGCAACATATCTCGCCCTCTGACTCTAACCCTTATGGTATGGAAACACCTCGTGAACGTATACCATTGGACAGAAATGACCCATGGGCTGATGTTGATCAGTCCCAGTTGGAAGGAAAGTGGGATTTGGTGGATTTGCCTCATGATAACCCTCGGGTTTGGAATGTCAGTCTAGCTGACAGGAGGAATATTCACTTTGGTGGTTATTTTGATCCACTTTTGGATAGACACCATCATACACCAGAACCTTCTAGTTCGGAAGAAGAGGAAATTAAACAGATACATCAAGAAATGTTTGAAATGGATATTGAGACTGAATCTGGTAAGGTTTCTTTTAGAGATTGGCAACCCGATTGGGCTGAAACGGAGTTTTTCTTTGCCCCTGATGAAGAAAAAATTGAAGAGCGAGAAGAATCTGTTTTTGAGGAACCTGAAGTCTTAAGCGATTTTGAATTTCCTGAATATTCCAAAGATGATAAGAAGTTTATGTTGAATATGAAGTCTTGGCTTCTCGAAGCTAAATCTTCCATCAGTGAAGCCTCAGATATGGCTGCAAATGTGATGCGTATGGTTAAAGACCTCATGACTTTTGAGGACTTATTGCATCCGCTAAAAGCTTTAGAGGAACATTATGGATCGGCGATTTCAAATGCCGTGAAAGATAGTATCTCAATTAGTTGTTTAGTTTATTTGCTGGCCCGTTCGAGGAACGCTTTGGATGTTGCAGTTGTTATAACCCAATACCTTATTGGTCACGGGTTAGATCCTTTGCGTGGAATTTTTGTGAATCTTATTGACAAAATTGCTTCCCTCTTTGTAACGAAAGATATGATTTTTACGGAGGCTGATGAAGAACACTTGCCTCAAGGCTATGGAGCTAAAATCAAATCTATCGGAGCTTTTCTGTCAACTATGTTTAATTCAGAATTTGCGATGAGCGTGAGAACATTGGCACTTTCAGTTATTGCAATGAAATGGATGCCTTTTGAGTACGCTAAGAAGGTTACAAGTGTAATTGGAAAACCTGAAAAGATGAATTTAGTACAAATTATTACTTCCATAATTGACTCAATAGGGTCTCTTGTTGGAATGGTAGAAGCAGTTAAGAGCGGAGTATGTTTCACGAGTTTTATTACCTGTGATGATCCTATCACCAAGTTTCTTGTTGAATCTCAAGAAGTTTTATCCCATAAGGACAAAACATATGTAGGCCTTCCAGTGCCTGGAAAGTTTTGTCAACACGAGTATAGACGACAACTCGGATGTTTGATGCAAGTTGGTAAAGATTTGCTTGAAAAGGGACTTGGGTCGTTTGATACTAGGAAAAAACAGGTTAAGACTCGATTGACTGAAGTGAGTGAAGCAGCTTTTGCTGTCGATGAATATGTTAGAACTCACACGAGATCTCCACCTATTGTAATTGTTTTGCATGGAGACCCTTCAGTAGGAAAAAGTTTACTCGTTGCCTGGATTTTGAATATATATTCGAAAACCAGAAACTGGGAATTCAAAGATAGTTATTTGTACTCCAAAGGAAGAGAGACGGAGTATTGGGACGGATATGATCCGACTAGCATGCCTTATATACTTATGTCTGAATTGGGTAATGTGAGCAATGTCTTAGCAGCACGAGAAGTTGATACGGAGCTTATCGCCATGCAATCCTTATGTGATTCCTTGCCCTTTATTTGTAATATGGCTTTTCTGGAAAAGGGAAAGATTTACGCGAATCCAAAAGTGATTATCATAGATACAAATAATCCAGACTTGCATTTGCAAGACCAAGTTTATTCAATTGGTGCTTTTAAAAGGCGAATTTGGTATATGCATGTACGTGTTCAAAGTGAATTTCAAGTTAGTGGTGGTACGTCTCTTGACAAAGAGAAATCGCTAAAAGTTGGTGGAAACATTTTGGATAGGTATGATTTCACTTTATCGCGTTACACTTGTAATGGAGATACAGCTATCCTTGATCATAAGAAGTGTGCTGGTCCTTTGCCTATAATGGGAATGACTAAAGTTTTGCACGACATGATGAAAGAACATATTGATTTGAATGAATCTGTGATGAATGTTGTAGATTATTCTTTTATTCATGATGCTATTCCTGTTTCTGAACCTTTGGGTTCGTTTGGTGCTCCCTTAGTACCCATAGACCTTCGACAATCTGATATAGATAGAGGTGGTTTTGAGTTTGTTGAGAACCACCCTTTTGAGGTCCTTGAGTTAGGCAAACTGACGTTTTTTCCCAGTGATTCTAGTGATACTGAAGATGATAAGTCAGATCGTGAAGATGAACCATTTGTAACAGATGCCATAACTGAGGCAGGTGATATTGTTATTGGAAGGAGACAGCCACGTCGAGCTCCTAAGGTTAATGTCGCCTCAGTTTGTTATTTTCTGAGTGAATTTTACATGAAAATGTGCATGACAGCAGCTTGGGTTAGAGACTTTTGTTTCTTGATGGCCATTTGCTGCGCATATTGTATGAGAGCAACATCCATTGGTAAGTTTATTTTTGCCAATTTGATGTATTTCTTTACGGTTCTAGCCATGTACATGGGTCTTTATTCTGCCATGTTGTTTTCCTTTTCGTTCATGTTCTTTTGTGGAGAAAAGATACAAAATTGGTTTAGAAAGAAATATATATGGCTATTCGAATATTTTTTCCTTCCTAAGTTGTATGAGTCTATGATAATATATGCAATTAGGTTGGGTGTCATGAAACCTCGAAACGACCATGAAAGAATGATTCATAGAAATTTAAATAACCCTTACATTTGGATAAAGTGTATAGGTGTTGTTACAGTTTTGGCAACTGTTGTCGTCGTAATTAAGAGATACATGAAAACAAAGATCGAGACTGAAGGAGGTCTCTCTATATTTGAACAACCCTCTTTACACGATGATCAAATACGAGATGTAGAAATCGATTCTGACATTGGAAGTTTTACGAATAAGATCGCCACGAAAAATGAGTATGGTACTGGTTGGAACGTTTTACGGAGAGATAGAATTTCAACATATAATGGTACTCCAGAGAGTTTCTATCAAATGGCCTTAGTGAATTTACGGAGAGTAGCTATTAGGCCTGTTGGAGAGCCAAAGGGTTTAACATGTTATATATATGGTGTTTGTGGTACCTATGCATTAATACCAAAACACATATTAGGGTCTCATGACAAAGTAGATATGGAAATTTTCCAAGACCTTAACTTCGAATCAGAAGAGAAAGGTTTTAAGCTACAAGTCGACCCCAGACAATGCGTACATGTTGCTCAAGATGTTGTGATGTTTAACACTGTCTCCATAAATTTTAAAGATATGACTAAACATTATGTCAAACGAAGTTCTGACTTCGATTTTGGCATGGGAATAGTAAAAGGTGTTCCCACAAGGGTGAAACGTATACGTGAGCGTTTAGCTATCAAAGACGTGAAGGACCCAAGTGTTAGTTATGATTGTGATGATCTGTACACTTATCAAACTGAGCACAAACCAGGAATGTGTGGTTTGCCCATTATTGCTCAAGTAGATCGGGATGGAAGTGCTATTATAGGCTTTCATATTGCCGGAGCTAAGTTTACAAGTGATGCCTTTGCAATACCCTTGGACAGAGAAATGATCATTCAGGCTAAAGACAAGATAGTCGATGGTTTGGGTGTGAAGATGGAAATTATGTCTGAGGGCAAAGTGATGGACAACTTGCATTTACCCAGTAGGAAATCTGCGTTAAGACACATTAGTCTTGAAAACGTTAACCTATATGGTTCAACTGGGGCAAGGGTTATGATTAATCAGAAGTCACGTTTGCAAAACACGCCTTATTGTCACGAAATTGATGATTTTTTGGAGGACGAATTTGGTTTTAAACCGTCAGAAGAACTAGGAATACCGCTTATGAAACCGATCAAGCTTAATGGGATATACAGAAATCCATATATAGTTGGTCTGCAGAAGATGAATGTACCCACACAATACTTGGAAGAAGAAGTGATGGACATCGTGATTGAGAGACTTGTGAGTCATATTGTTGATGGGTTAGCTGCAAAAGGTTTTACGAAAATTGTTCCGTTAAGTTTTTTGGAAGCTGTTAATGGTGTAGATCAAGACAGATTCATTAGTAGGATTAACGCTTCAACTTCGGGTGCTTATGGTTACCCTGGTCCCAAGTCAAAGTATATGCCGTTGAATGAGGATGGTATTACTAGGGAACCCAGTGAGGAATTAAGGAAAGATTGTTTAGACATTATAGAGTGTTACCGACGAGGAGAAAAAGCAAATCCTATATTCAAAGCACAGTTAAAAGACGAGCCTAGAGAATTGTCTAAATGTGAGACAGGCGCAACTCGCTTGTTTTACATGAGTCCTTTGCACCACCTGATAGTCAGTCGCATGTATCTGGCTCCTTTTTACTCTCTTATGGTTTCACAATGTGATGTTTTTTGCGCCGCTATAGGTATAAACATGCATACGGAGAGTGATGAATTAGCAAGGAAACTTCGTGAGTTTGGAGATTTATTTTTAGAAGGAGATTATTCAGGATTTGATCTCTCTAACTCAGGTTTTATTGCGTGGATATGGAGTTCAGTAATTACTGGTGTTTGTAAATGTTTGGGTTACAATAAGTTTTCTCAACAGATTCTACGAGGAATTTTGACAGACGATATGTTTCCTATGGTAGAAATGTTAACAGACATTTTATCTAAATTCGGCATGGTCATGTCTGGGAAGTATGGCACTGCTGAAAATAACACTGGAAGAGGTTTATGTATGTTGATGTATGCTTGGTATGCCAATCCAAATTTGAAAGATAAGGATTTTTTCGAATACTTGCTTCCCTTGTTGTACGGCGATGATTTTTTGGTCGCGTGCAAAAGGGATACAGGAATAGAAATGGAATTTAACAATCTTACCTATAAGGATGAGTGTGCTAGGTATTTCAATATGAAGATCACGCCTGCTCTAAAGAGTGGCGAATTCACGGAAACAGTTTTGTTTGAAGACACATCTTTTCTAAAAAGAAATATGGTGTACTCTGAATTGTACGGAAGGTACATTGCACCATTAAATCTTCATTCAATTAGGAAATCATTGATGTGGTATATACCATCTGACGCTATCACTCGAGAATGTCAGACCATTGCTTCTTTGACTTCCTCACTGTGGGAAATATTTTTCCATTGTGACGGGCCTGATCAGTTTAACAGAGTTAGAAACGAGTTTTGTGGATTTTTGTCCCGATATTTTGGAAATGAAGATGGTGACTTTTTCTTCCCTTCCTATAATAGGATAGCCTTTACCACGAAATGTATCAGCGAACAAGAACTTGAAAATCTAGGGGGCTTAGATCATGATGGTGATGGCTCTACCGTATCAAGTGTCTTAGCTGGGGAGTTGGATGCCTATATAGATTCTTTAATTCCATCAAAATTCCAGGAAATTGAGCTGATTCCTGGGTTAATTGAGAGCTCGCAACTACTTATACCAAATTGTTGAATATGAAAGATGCATTTCGCCGTGAGTTAGATGAGGTAGATTCAAGAATTACGGATGAGAAGATTGACCCTACTTTAACCAGTCTTCGCATCATGCATGATCCTCTCTATAAGCGGCATTTTCTTACCATACCCCTGGAACACAAACGATTATTGGATCGTAAGGCAGATTTAGAATTTACTCTGGCAATGATCGATCAAAAGATCACTCTCAGCAGGGTAGTAAATACTGAATCAATGGCGGAAGGATCAATAGACGTTAGTACACCGGTTAATGAAACGGTTACTGATGTAGTAGGAGATGATGTCGTACATGCCAGTGCTGGAAAAAGTTTCCAGCCAAATGTTGGCCGAGATAATCTTCTTTCTGTTGATGACTTCTTTTCACGTCCAATTTCGATTTACAGTACGTCGATTGTCATGGACACGGACTTAAGTCTGAGATTGTCTGTTTGGGATTTATATTCCAAAGCAGCGTCTGTAAGAGCCAAGTTCCGTAACTATGCTTTCTTTTCCGGTGATTTGCATTTGAGAATTGCAATCACCGGCACTCCTTTTCATTTTGGTAAGGCCATGATTTCCTATCAGGCGTATGCCCCACAAAATGATACGTTGAATGCTATGCTTACTAATGTTGGGTTTCAGGGTGGTTTCCGCCCTTTGCTCATAAATTACTTATCGCAAGCTCATGGTTCAAGTGTCATTGATTTTAGAGGAAATAGGCCAGTTGATTTAGCATGCCCTTTTATTTCACCGAAGGGTGTTCATAGACTGTTTAATACATCGAGTGCTGCCTTGGGGTCGTCCACATCTTATGCAGATTTTTTGGATGCAGGAGACCTTTTTATTTACTCGATTAACCAACCTCGTGCAGTGTCTGATGGCGCAACAAACGTTTATTTACAGATATATGCATGGCTTGAAAATGTTAAGCTAGGTCCACCTACTGCTACTCAAATTGTTATCAATACTGAGTCAGGCGATGAACGCAAAGTTGGCCCTATGCAACGCGCATGCACAGCGTTGGCTACAGTTTCAAATGCTTTATCAAGTATACCCACGATTGGACCATTGGCAAAGGCTAGTACCATGGTTTTTTCTGGGTTAGGAGGAGTGGCTTCTTGGTTCGGCTGGTCCAGACCAACGGTGTTTGAT